TTTTTACATTTGCCATATTTATTCCTCCATCTTGTGGGTGGGGGCAACCCCACCCACTTAGATTGTGCTTATTTGCGCCATAAACGCCTGTTCTAGCCGTTTATATGGCTATTTGGTACTAACCCTACTACTAAGCGTTTTGTGCGTATTGGAACGCTTCCGCCTGAAGGACATCGCCTCCAAACCTGATATTGACGAAGAACCCGACTTGTCCATTCCCCTGATAGAGATAGGGGTTACGACTGATGACAATTTCGTTACGGTCTACAATGCCATAGTATTTCCAGTTACCAACTACGATCACGCTACGTCCAGAAGCCATTGCTAGTATCTGACTGGAAGTGTAAACGGGTTGACCCCACAATTCCTGTCCTGACCCACTTGCTCCACTACCCATTGGGGTAGGCATGAATAAAAAGTCGTTGCCTGTCAAGCCTCTGATAACCGCAAGAGTAGATTGGTTTGTTGCCCAAGCTACTGAGTCGCCTTCCTGTGCATACGCTCCTGGCAAAAGGTAGAACAGCTCAGGTATTTCGCTGGCTGCAATAGTCGTTGCGCTATCAAGTGTCAGTGCTGCTGTACCGCCAACTAAAACACCTTTGGGCTGACTGGAGCCTGTTCCCTTAAGAAAATATTCATTTTCTATGTCAGCTGCTGATCTGCCCCACATCTGAGAAAGGAAACTTTCCAAATTGCTCTTCTCGTCAGCCAATAACTCGTCACTGACCTTCGTTAGGTTCGTGAATTTGTAGACTGATATGCTATTGCTGGTGAAAGTTGGCTCACTCTGGTTGACTGCGCCTTCCTCTGCAGTCAAAGCAAAACCACCTGTTGCATTTTCGGATGGTACTTGCACGCTGTCATTAGTTGTCTGGATAACCATTGCACCTGCTGCACGTGCAATACTAAGGTCATCACGTTTGGCTATAATGGACTCGTGTAAGCCTTCCGGGACAAGTACCCCGCCTTCGGTCGCCGTTGATTCTTGCAAGGCTGCTTTCGTGTAACTATTGTCTGCACCTGTTTTGACCCAGTGCATAAAGGAATCTGTTCCGTCATGATCCCCACCCATCTTTGTTATTTTCTTTACTGCTGGTGCTTCGGTCAAGATACCGCCACGTTCGGCAGCCTCTGTTTCCCATGCGTTCTTGACTGCGTCTTGGGCAGCCATATTCAGTTCAGCCTTGAGTGCATCCATATCAATTACTGGTGCTTCTGGCTGTGCTTCTTCTGTGGTTTCCTCAACCACTTTTTCTGCATCAGACATTTTAATATCTCCTTTAGTTTCATTTGTAATTGCGTCCGCTTTTGCTGGTGCATCCTGGACTGACATTGCACCCTTTGGTAGTTCACCCTTTGGTGCGTTATCCTCTGCCATTTGTACGCCTGCTTCTGCGTCTGCATTTATTACTATTCCAAGCGCCTTCAACTGCGACACCCCAATGGTACGAGGCTCTGCAGGTGTTGGTGTCAAACTAACTTCATAAATAGCCCAGCGTTTTATATTGCCTTTCAACCGCTCCACCAGGTGTGAGACACTCCCTGAGCTATAACCTAGTCTTCCTGACTTGACCAACTCTAGTATTTTCTCAGCATACTGTTTACTGCGACTGATCTGGGCTTCCATCCATAAGCCTGCATCACGTTTGTCGATCTTGGTCACTTTACCTAACACGCTTTTGATCTCCTGCGCATGGTCATAAAGCACCACTGGCTCAGGAACTACGTCTAGCATGAAATCTGTATCTTTTGTGAACGTATCGCCTTCCAGGTCTTTGCCACCATATATCACACCGTAACCTTCAACTGTAAAGCTATCATCGCTAATGGACTTGATATGTAGTGTTTTGTCGCTGTATTCTTCCTCAACACCCACTAATTCCTCATAGCGTGCATGGGTGGAGCAAGGCATAAAATATTCATTGCCATCATCATCCATAGCATGCGCACCTTCGCAACCGATCTCCTCAGCCCTTACCAGTGCTTCTTCTTCGGTGCTGTACATATCTTTTACATCTTTTTCTGCATCGTCTATGTCTGTCTCGTCCTGCAATGCAATATTCAAAGCTGTTAAATAAGCCTCTGCGGCCGTCATGCTATCGTAGCATTCCAGCACCTCATCTGGCTCTAATTTCCAGACACAATATTGGTTTTCTTGTTCTCTTATTTCGTATGGCATAATTACACCTTTGCTTTAGTTTGTATTCTTTTTGTTGTCTTTTTTGTCATTTCACGCATTGCCCTGCGTACCTCAGTTCTAGCTACCTTCCACCTGTTTTGATGGATGCGGGCTTGTTTGCGCCCCTTAGAGTTACCTGTAACGTACATGCTATATCTGCGCCCTGTTTTCTTTTGCACAGCATCTGTTTTCAATGCTGCTGTTCTGACCCAATGTCCGCCACCACTTGTTCTTTTAGCTTTAGTGACTTTGACGCTTTTCAAAAACCTAAATGTTCTCTTGTATTTTTGGTTGGGCAACTCGGCAGGATAATGTCTTACCTTTTCGGCTGCCTTTTCCATAGCTTTATTCAAGTCCGCATTTAGCATTTTAGGCGCAATAACAGTCAGCACTTTTAGCTGCTGTCTGATCTTGCTATCGTCTATGGTCATGGTTATTCTGGTCATAATTAGTTGTATGGCCCTGTGCCAGTGAACGGTACTGGCAACCCCAATGCTACCAACCTAATCTTACAGCCACAATTTGGGTGTGCTGGTGGCTGCATAAATAATTCCCCAGCAAACTGTGCTGCAGCACCTGCACCGCCTGGATGCTCAAAGTCTGCGTTTAGGCTTATGCCTTCACCAACCCTGAAGCGCATTGTCCCCAGCTTGGCACAGATCGGGCAAACCCTCTCATCGCCTCTAGTGATCCAGCGTTTATGAACTGTTAAAGTACTGGCTGCAGCCATCATCAGCTTGCCTTTATTGAAAGCCCTTGTGGCTTCTGTGACCGCTATCATTTTAGCCCTGCGTGGATCAAAACCCCAGCCAGCCTTTTCCAATGTGGCTATTAGTTCGCTAAATGGCAGGTTGTTTTCTTTCCATTGCGCAATCATCTTGGTCAAGGTTTCCCTGCTGGTGTGACCCAACTCCTGCATTAGCGTTTGTACCCTTTGTGTAACCCAGCCAATTGCGTCACCAGCCACGCCACCCAGATCAATGTCGTCAAGTGCTTTTTGTTCACCATAAACCACATTAATTTCTTGGTTGCCCACATCAACACCAAGCAATATGCTTTCGTTTATAAATGCGGTCATGGCGTCCTGTACATACTCCGCACCAAGCTGCAACCGTTGCACCGCATTGTCTACTTCTTTTTCGTTGGGCAACGCCAACCGCAATTGCTTTTCTAGTGCCTCTGCTATCAACTGTTCGCCTCGTTTTTCGATCTTACTAATGTCACGTTCTGCCCTGTTATCTATTCGGTCAAACTGCTGGTTCAGTGTAGCTTTCCCAACCCAGAAATCTGCGAGGCTCGAAAGCCTCTTTGACCTCCTTTGTGGTACTAGCCTTTATAAGATTGTTATGTATCTGGTCTGCCATGTATGCCGGTATATGATGTGTTTCAAATTCACGTTGGTTACTTTTGTTTATGTTGCGTAATGCGAACCGTTGCCAGGTGGCTAATTCACTTGCTACTTGTGCGTCTTCAGCATCCTGTTCCACTACTACTTCCACAGGTGGTTCGGGTTTGTTCTCTAGTGGATCATAACCCAGCATTGACATTGCTTCCTCAAGTGATACACCAGCCGTCACCAACTGCAATAAACTGGCTGCCCTAAGTGACTCATCCTCTTGAAATACATCAATGTTTTCTGGGGTAAATTGCAAGCTGTAGTCTGTACCGCTAAACAGTTGCATGTTTATGGCGTTCTCAAACATCGGCAGTCTAGGTCTTATTGTCATGTGCCAAAAGCTGTGGAGGTCTGTAACCGAAGTGGCGTAGTTGGCAGCGTCCGATTCTAATATTGATCTGGGAACGCCCAGCGCAGCCCCAATGTCCAGCGCCACATGGTCACTAAGTTCTTTCATCGCTAATGACTTGATCTCTGGTGTTAGCGTTTTGACTGATATATCACCACGTAAAAACAAAGTGCGCCAGGCGTTTCCCACACCACTTAATGACCTACGAAAGAATGACTGCGCACGTTCCATCTCTGCCACATTTGGGTTGCTACTGGTGCTGATTAGTGTGGCAGGCATTGCACCGCTTTCAAAGAACTTACTAGCGAACTCCTGCATATTGAAACGTAGCTGGCTTGCGCTCAGTGCCACTTCTGCAGGTGGCAGCCCTGCACCTGTGTCAGCCGTCATGCTTGGCTCACGCATCGCCACCATCATGTCATCTGAGAAAGGTCCGAAAGTCTTACCGCCAACCTGCTGCGTAAATACATTGTGCCCATGCTTATATTCCCATTTGACTGTCGTGGGGTTTAGTACTTGCACACCAGTTAGAACACGCCCCACATATTGTTTCAGACAATAGCTTGCACCTGTAAGCAACAAGCCCAATTCCATTTGATAAATAACCGATGCCAAGTCGGGTTCTAATGGATACTCTACCTCTTGATCACCTTTGAAAATAATAAATGGAACACTAGACAAACTGCTTGCCCGCAAATTGACCGCCCTGTACAACAACGGCACTGTGCCCCATGCGCCCACAGCAGTGCTTGCAGTTTGTTTGGCTGTCTTGTTGTTAAAGTCCTCTGCCCAGCCTGGTATGCCGACTATAGCTTTATAACCTCGATCCTCATAAATTGTTTTATATCCTGCCATAATAACCCCTATATAGATAACAACAC